ACATTTTAAAAATTATATCTTCATCAATCTTTTTTTTCTTTAATATCTCAAATTGTGATTTTATAGAATTTAAAAAATGAATAGGTAATTCTCCAAAATCTGAATTTAAAAAATTTTTACCTTTAAATACAATAACCTTATCCATATCCTTATCTTTATCCGTATCTTTATCTTTATCTTTAATGATTAGGTAATCATTAGGTAATGATTCTATAATGGTTTTAAAATCATTAAATAAATCAGATACATAATTTAATAAGTTATTCATTTTCAATTCTTTAACTACTGATATTACCGCAGGTTTTTTAGTATCTAAAGAAACATATTGAAATTTTATAAACTTTGGAATAAACCAATATGTATTAAAATTTAATAATCTATTATCAAAAATTTTAAATAATTCATCTTCTGATAAATTAGTATTACACATAAAATTTAATAATTTGATAGATGGCTTGCATATTCCTGCATGATTGCAATTATCCAATAACCATTGCCAAACTATTCTGTAATCATTACTCAATGATAAATACCAGTCATCTTTCCATTTTTCTGTGTCGGTAAATCGTTTAGCCATTATTACCTCCTTCAGATTTTTCATTTTCCCACATTAATTGATTATACATTTCAAGCTCTTGTAATAAATCTAATAAATCACTTCTTGACAATAAAATTTTTATTTCATTATTATCTTCATGTGTCATTTGTAATAATAAATTATTACCTCGTAATTCTAATTCTAATTTGTTAAATGTTTCTAAACATTCATATTGTTTTATAACTGGCATAAAATAAAAAAAGGTCTGCATTGGTAGAAGCAATACAAACCTTTAAAGTTTAAAAATTAACTTCGTTGCGGCTTCTACTACGTAACGAAGTTGTTTACAAATATACAAAACTTAAATTATTCTTTCCAAATAAAACCGATATTTTTTTGATTTCTTTTTATCAGTTTTATAAAATTCATCATCATAACGGAAAAACTTTGAATGCCCATAAATGCTTTTGTGCAGCTTAATGTAATGCTCTCGGAAATGTGTATCAAAACACCAGTCTTTGATTTTATTAATACTATTTAATACGGTTGTATGATCACGACCTCCCAATAAATCGCCTATTTCTTTCAATGTGCATTTAAGATCATAATACAATATATCGCAAATTATGTGCCTTGCTTCAGCGTATTGTTTTTTTCGTGAATTACTTATAACCCATCCCACTGAAAGATTTAAATAAGTACATATTTTTTGTATCATTATTTCAGGCGTTGTATCTTTTAACTCTTCGGTATAAAGTTCGCAACGGCATTTTTCACAATATTTCATAAATTGCTTACCTCCTTTCTCACTTCGTTTCCAGCGTGTTGTTTTTCGTGACATAGCTTACCTCTTAACTCCGGATAATCTTCTTGTAACTTTTGCCGGCATCTGCGGATAGATTCAGGGCTTGTAAACTTTCCATCGGCGAAGTCATGTAAAAAATCGAGTGCAGTTGTTTTTAGTAAATCCTTATTGGATTCATGATAGTAAAAGTTAGCTATTAATCTATTGTCATTATCCCTTAAATGCGGCGATTTAATTAACAAGGCTTTTACTTTGTCTTTCGTTTGTTTTAGTTTCTTAATCATTGGTATTTTTTTATAAGTTTATTTACTTTGGTTTGTGCTTCGGTAAGATGTTTTTTCTTAACGTAGTAATATCCCATTACTTTTTTTTCATCTTCGGGTTTTTTTAGCCATGGCTTTGGCTTGAATGGTTTTGATTGGTTCATCTGATAAGTCGGTTTGTTTTACAAAAAATTTGTTGTTGTCATGATCCTGAACTAATAAAAGTTCATTATCGTTTTTAATTATAGACACTCTCGTTCCCATCGTTCCGTATATCCTCATAGTGCTTGCTCCGATAATATCTTTGTTTAAGTATTTCCAAATCATAAATGTTGCAAAATTTAATGCGTGGATGAATATTTTTTAAAATTAGTTGTTCGATTTCATCGTACATAATACACTCACGAAGTTTGTGTAGTGAAACGTTTATAGAATAGTCGGGAAATCTCATTATATTATTTCCCCGAACTCCTATGTAATTAACGATTTTATAATCTAATACTGCGTATTTCATTTCTTAAGTGTGATTTTATACGTTGAGGTTGATTGTTTTGATGGTGGATAAATCGTACTTAGTTCGCCTGTTTCTTCATTAATGATGGATAAACCGGACACAGGTACAGTCTTTAAAAACTCTTTTCTGTCCTTTAAATCAGCTTCAACAGATTGTAATTGTTGTTCTAATTTCTGATAGATAGGATCGCCGCAATTATCAAAATTGTATTTTACGCCTGTTTCTGCTAATTCTAATTTCGCCGACTGGGTTTCAATTTGCTTTCCGTTTTTAGCAATTTCATCTCTTACATAGTCGCTGAATTGTTTGCTACTTCTTAATTCTTTAATGAAATTTTCCATAACGGATAGTGCTTCGGCGGCTTCAATAATTTTGCCGTTTTCGAATATTTCCTGTAAAGATAAATCAGCCATAATCTTAAGTTGCGATTTGCTGATTCCGTTGGTGAGTGTTGGTAGTTGGTACATGGTTATTTGCTTTGGTTTAGTAATTCGGTTTCTATTTCTTTACTCAACTTATAAGCTGATTTTATTTTTTCTATGGTTGTTGCACCTGACTTTAGTTTGGTTACTGCAGCATCAAATACTTTGCCCTTATTTAACCATGGCTTATCTTCAGGTTTGTTATTTCCGTAGGTGGCTTTATTGCCGTCGTCATCTTCGTCCTGAACATTTAGATTTAAAGCAGACACTAAAGCATAGCGTTTTTGGTAAGTAATGCAAGATCCAATACCCTGTGGGTCATTCTTTACTGGTGTCATTGTGTATTCACTCATTAAAAACTCACCTGATTCGTGAAGGATTAAAGTAGTTAGCCCATGATCACCGGTAGGAAATTGGCAAACAGTTAACCCGCTTTCGATTAATGGCTCTTTAATGGCGTCTTGAATATTAGACAGGGTTGCGTAATTAGATTTAAAAAAAGGATTTTTAGCGTCCTTATAAACCTCTCCCATCTTAACATGGAATAAGATTAAGGCTTTTGCGATGTTGGTGATTGATTCTGATTTTTGCATGCTTTTGGTTTTAGCTTGTTTAATAATTGATTAAAGTTCAACTAAATAAAAATGTTTTTCTACAATGTCTGCAGGTTGACTTGATTCGCTACCTTTTCTAATATCAAATCTTTTTCCGAAAATATCATTAAAATAATTGTCTTTTAAGTGAATAAAATAATATTTTCTATTTTCAGCCTTTAATATAAAACGCACATCTTTTTTTGATGAATCTGAAATAATATCACCACGCTCAAATATGTGGTTAATTTCATTTGATTTTTTTGTTTTCATATTTAGTTTTTGGTTTTAGCTTGTTTAATAATTGGTTGAATTGTTTATCGTTTGCTGCCGAAAGTAAAGCAGCAAACAACTTGCGTTCATCTTTATTCATTCGCTTGTTTGAAGTCATTTTTTAATTTTTCAAGGTTTAAAGAAAGTTTTTCAGCCATCATTTGATCGGTAAAAATACTATCTGATGTAAGATGATCGATTGTGATTTTAATCAATCCCTGATAGGCTCCTATGATTTTTGCAAACTTCATACATTTAATAAATTCTTTTTCGTACATGTTTAGGAATACGTCTGACATAGTTTTGGTTTTTGGGTTATTAAATATTGTCCGCCAAACAGGCAAGAAGACAAAAAATGATAATTACAATAATTGTTTTAGCTTGTTTCATAGTTTTACGATTTCATAAAAGTTAGGAATGTAGTTATTTTCTTTGATGTCATCTGCTTCAAATTCAGATACAATCTTTTCGGCTTCTTCTAATGTAACACAATCAACAATAAGATTTCCTGCTTCTCTGTCTCTGATGACATAAGCATCATTAACATACTTTTCTACAATTTGCTCGTTAGTTGAATTGTCAATGTAATAAGTGTGGTTGTCAATAGTAACGTAAACAACCTGCGGGGTTTTGATTTCAATTTTCATGTTTTAAGTTTTTGGTTATTTGTTTTTGTTTGATAAATCAAAGATATATCTTTTAGGATTCAAAAAAAAATATTTTAGAACTTTTTTTTAAAAAAACTTTTTGCACCCTCTAAAACCATTGATTCTATTGAGTTATTAAAATAAAAAATATATCAAATTCATGCACAAAAAAGCCGAGTATGGAAATACCCGGCCAACCAAAACTAAAACAAAAACTATTCTTCTTCATCCTCAAATAGTTCATCGTACATCTCATTGACGCACTCATCAATTATTCTTAATGATTTTCTAATAATTCTTTTTACTCTTAATGCGTCTGTCTTATTCATCATTCCGGTATCTAATCCCTCAACTGCACTTATAGCATTATAAGCGCAACCGATATAGTCCTCACGTGTTGTGAACTCAACTGCCGCCTCTTCTAATTCCTCAAGCTGATCTGATGTGTTTAAATCATCCATTTTTTAATTGTATTAAGTCAGGACGTTCCGAATCAATTTTACGCCCCATTTGTTTAGCATTTAATCTGATTGAATTTAATCTCCTGTATTTTTTACAAAGGCTTTCTAATATTGCAATCCTTTCTGAAGTTGGAATATACTCTAATAGTTTTTCTATTTCTCTTTTCATACTGCAATATTAATACAATTCGCCGTCAATTATTTGATAGTTTTTAACAGTATAATTGCCTGATTTTTCCACAATGATATGAGCAAAGCCATGTTGAGCATTACTAACCAATGGTGAATAGTTGGGTTTCTTTTCGCATAGGCATCCGGTAGACCAACACGAAATACTATTTCCGTCCAAATCAACTTCAACATGATGGCTTGCTCTATGTAGATGACCAACTATTATAGATTGTTTTGCTTTCATAAACGCACCACGTGCCGGACTAACAGGACTAAATATACCCTTAAAGATATGATGCCCATGTGTTATTGATAATTTGCCGGCCTTAACCAAAGTTACATCATCTAATAAAATAACCTTTTCTTCATTCAGTCTTAACCTCTCCTCTAAATGAAAATATGGATCATCCCAAATTTCACGAGCTTTCGCTAATAGGAATTTCTCCCATCTTGTACAATGATTACCTTTTAACCAATAGATTTGTGCTTCAGGAAATGTTGCACGTAACGAAACTAAGAATTGTTTTGTAGCGTCAAATTCTTGTTTAACCGACCTTTTGCGAGGATCCGATTCGAACTTACTTACCTGATGGTTATCTATTAAATCACCATTTATAAAGATAGTATTGACATTGTTATCAACTCCATACTTCATTGCTATACTGATGGCGTCAATATCATGATATGGAATGTGAAGGTCAGAAATTAATAAAATATTATTGCATCCCGTAGGTAGTTTAAATGTTTCTCTTTTTTCTTGATGGGATTCGGGTAAATTGTACGGGTTTACTGGGCGTGCTTCTTTCATAAAATATTTAGTTTTGATTACGTTTTTTATGTTACTTTTACCATGCTTTCCTTCAATATATCTTAATGTACATCTGCAATCTTCGGAATCTTTAAATAGCAAATTTTCATGCTTATACATGATTTTTGCAAGCTGATGTGTAGGCATGTCGGGATATTTATCTCGATACTCCCTTGCAGTTTTAGATTTTAGCATAAAGATTATATTCTTCTGTTCTACGTCTTACAAGTCCTTTAAGTATAGTTAATTTTCCGTTAACCCTTGCTTTTGTCCATTTCATAAATTCATCTTTTATAGTCGGGTCGTTGGGATTGGACTGACATTTACGATATAAAGTAGAACGCAAAAAATTACCAATTCCTAAATTGTAAACAAAAGAAACAATCGCATCGTACTGATTCTGATTAACATTAAGCTTTGGTATTTGCGTGGCGATTTTTTCAACCTCCCATGTAATTAACTCCTCAGCTCTTTTTAAGGTTATTTTTTCTCCCAATTTAACTGGTTTGCCATCCGGATAACGAATTGTGCCGTAACCTATCGTAGGCACAGATGCAGGGCAAAGGTAAGCGTTTAGATATAAACCCTCATACTTTTTAATAAGATCAATGCAATTTTTAGACGGTTTCATCGTTTTCGTATTAAGTGAAGTAATATTGATATGCACAAGGCTATTATAAGCCCGATAATCCATTTTAAATGATTAGCAATGCTAACCCTTAGTTTTGTGTTTTGAGCCGTTAAATCGCCTCTAATAGTCTCACATGACATATCTTTAATTTTGATAGTGTCATGTATCGGCGGGACTGATTTTAATAATTCTTTATATTTAATTAGTATTTTTCTTTCAGGACAAATTTTGTCCAAATAAATTGTGTCCAAAATTGTATCACGTTTGACTTCCAAAAGCGTATCTATTCGCTGCAAAAATGCAACATATCTTACCGAATCCCTTTTGACCTCAATCGGCAAACATGGGAACCACTTGCCCGATTTCTCGGCAACTAATTCGGGATAATTAATATAGGCTTTATTTAATTGCTTATCGGCTTTTTTTGGCGAATAACAACCAATAAAAGTTAATAAAATAATTGTTGAAATGAATCTCATTGAGTAATTTTGAATAGTTACTCATATTGATATACCGGCTGGCGTTTCAACGCTGGCTTTTTTTATTTATCAATTTGTTTAAAAAACAAAATGATTTATTTATCAGCAGCTGAGTTACCCAAAATCAAAAGACCGATAGCGGACATAACTTGCCCTAATACATTTTGCCATCCTTGCTGACTTTGAAAATAAGTACCGATTGCAGCGATAACGCCACCGAGTGTTGTTTTCCAATTTTTCATAATTGTTATTTTTCAAGTTGAGTAATACGTATTTCATGATCGTCAACATCACGCCTTAAAACTTCAATGTCTTTTTTATTACCGACATTATCAATCATAATATCCTGAATTGATTTCTCAAATCTATCGAATTTATCAATCAGTCTTTTCCCGTTGTATGCGATGTAACTAATAAGTAAAGTTGCTAAACCGCCAATTATCTCTGTCATCAATTTAAGTGTATAAAAGTTATCAAAGTTTTATTACATTTTGTTAAATCAAAATCACAAACAAAATAATCGATATAAAAAACCGCAATGGTATCACTAAATTTTGTTGAAAATACTTTTACCATTTTACTCCTGCGCCGTATTGTCTTATTACTGAATTTACCAAAATAGGTACATTTTCAGCCATGTTATTAAAAAAATCAAATTGCCCTATCGCACCGGGCGGATAATTACCGTCCTGATCAGGTTGTAATATTTGTCCTGTACTATCCACTTTTACTGTGTTATCCGCTACACTTTCTTTTGTGTACGCAGGTATGAAGGTTATTGGCTCTCCGTAAGTTCCATTTTCTTTTGTTGCGTAATAACTAACCTCCCATGCTAACGCTACATATTGCTTACCTATATTGTAAGTCATAGTGAATAACGATGCCTTTCTTTTTAGGATAGTTTCGTTAATTACTACATCGGGAATTTCTAACACAATAGGAAATTGCTGAGCATTTGCTGACATTGCGAATAAGATTGAAATTAATAAGATAAGTTTTTTCATTTTATTTAATTATTGTTACTTTAAATGTTGCTTGCGCAGGGTCTATCGCACCACTTGAATAATTGTTAAATCTGACAGTTACTGTATTTGCTGCACTAACCCAAGCCGTATAACATGAGTTTGCGTTTACCGCAGCATTGGGAACTCCCAAAGAAACCGCATCACCATCAACTGCACCTGTTAAGGTTATTGTTAAGTCTGAACTATTTTGAGCGTTTGTACTTGGGAAATTTAAAGAAGCTGTTGCGAATATTTCGTTTGCGACTTGTTGCCAACCTGCACCTGTACCCCTGCGAATATAAACCGATGAATCCGTAGTATTAAATACACTCAATCCTATTGCAGGAGTGCTTATAGCATTCATTTGAGTTGTGGTCATACGAGGTTGTAAGAATCCTTGTGTTGTTGAACGAACATCTAATATTGCAGATGATGAAAAACCACCTGTAAAAATTCCATATCCAATAATAACTTGTGTTAAAGCATCGGATGTATTAGTGCCTATAATTGTTCTTGAGCCGCTTCCTGCTCCAAATGTTGCAACATTTCCAGTGCTTCCAATTTGTAATATCTCCGTTGTATTGATATTCATAGTATTATTAGAGCCACCGAAAAAAAACTGCAAATCACTACCTGTCCCCGAATTTCTTTTTAACCTTAAATGGTTTCCTGTTGAACTAACAAGACTTAATTTATAAGTAGAATCACTAAATGGAACCCCTCCAGATGATATCGGTCCAAATGTGATATTTCCATTTGCATGGAATCTATTTGGTTGTGAACCTAAAATAGTTAAAGGTTGAGAGTTTAAAGTTAAAGTTCTTGCACTTGTTAAACTACCATCAGTTGTATAAATATTACCTCCTCCTCCCGTTGAATCTCTAAAAGCAAAGTTATTATTTCCCCCTCTTACAAAAAATACTGAATCACTTGCAGTCTTACGGAATACGTTTGTTATCCATTTGTTTGCTGTATCTGATGGGGAAACCTTACCATTAAACGTAGTCCAATCTGCTGAACTCAATGCACCTCTATTTGTAGATGATGCAGTAGGTAAATTAAAAGTATGTGTATCTGTTGCACTTGAAATATTAAAATCTGTACCACTTGTACCCACCCCTAAATATTGCACTTGTTTAGTTAACCCGTTTATAGCAGTTAAACCAGTAGTAAATGTAGTTATCACCTGACAAAGATGGCTATTCTCTGTGTGCAATGTAATTGACCTTCCTGAAGTATTTACATAAATCCTCAATGCTAATCTATCCGTTCCGCTTAATATAGTTTCGGGAACTGCTAATGCAGAGAAATAAGGATTTATTGTTGTACCAAAAGCAATCAATTCAGGACTCGTTGAATTAGATGAAATCAAAGTAAAATTAGTACCATCGTATTTATAAAGTTCAACATAAAAACTCGGTGTACCTCCACCGCTACTTGCGTTAAAATAAAACTCTAAATTCCAGTTACCCACAGGTATTAAAAGATTTGTAATCGTATCGGTAATAAATTGTGCGATATATCCATCACCCTGAGCGTTTGTTCTCGTGAAGTCAGTACCTGCCCCTATAATTGCAGTCCTACTCATTTCATAGTATGTATTCCCCCCAAAAGTACCTTTATTGACACTACCATTAAGATAGTAAGATACTGATGCACCACCTCCTGTTGTTGCAGTAGGGAAATCCCCAAGCACACCATCACCTCTTACATATTGAGAAGCAGTACCTGCACCCGTAACTCCTATTATTCCACTTGTTGTTATAGGCGAATTGGTGACTGTAAATGCACTTGGCATTGTTAGTCCTACCGATGTAACCCTTCTTAAATTTACAGTATCTATAGCTTCAAAGTATGGGCTAAGCATCGCACTCGTATCGGTATATTTGACACGTTCATTTATACGTTGACTTAATGAACTTGTATCAGTAGAATAATTAGGTATATTTAACGCTCCAGTTGTTTGATTAAATGTAGCATTTCCACTTATTCCTGTTGTAGTTAAACTAACTAAATTTTGTTTTAAATCAATTCGTGAACTCAAAGAACTCGTATCGGCTTTACGCAGGTACGGCAAAAGAAGCGCACTCGTATCGGTATACTTAACGAAAAGACTTGCATCTGCACTCTTAATTGTATCCCAACTTTGAAATTTTGGATTGAAAAAGTAAAATCGGTTATTGCACGAATCAAATGCTAACGCTCCTTTTTTCGTTACATTACTTCCCAATTTAGGCGCACCACAGAAAGTTGGAATCTGAATTGTACTATCAAAATTCATTCTGAATGTAGTATATCCATATTGCGGCATGATCTGATAAACCTGTGCCTTACTACAAAACCCAATCAATAAAAATAAAATTATAAACTTATATCGCATGCGTCAAATTTTGAAATTGCACTCAAATTAAAACTTAAACCAACACCACTCAAATAATCTTCATATTTTTCGCTGATAGCATCCCAATTAATATTTGTATCTATCAAATAGGAATTGCTTTGCTTTCTTAAATTGCTTATCACATCAGCAGCAATACTATGTTGGTCACTTGTTATTTCTGTTTCAAATTCACCCTCCAATCCGCTCTTATCTAAAAACCACATTTGAATATTGAACACTTGCTCACGCCCTGCATTTAAAGCACCTGAATTAATAACAAAACAAGCCACCGGGAAAACGGGCTGATTATCCCAATTTAACCAGTTTGTTGGTGGGTTGAATTTTACCGTTTTTATTAACGGATGCGCCGCCAACTTTGTTTGTATCTCTGTCACTACTTGATTGTAGGTCATGATTAAATTTTTCTTTTACTTTTTTAATAAACTCGGGTTTGTAACCTTTGCTCATATTATTTGTATAAAAACGTGAATAATTCCCCTGCCATTGCAACATCTCCAGTCGGTAAGTAAATATTGCCTCCTAATATTTGAATTTCCTGCGTGTCTGATGTTGTATTGGTAACTATCTTTTTTGTCAATCCACCTCTCGCTGCTATAATAGTTGTTCTACCTACCAAATCATTTACTAAGAATTGACTCTCACCACCCACCGCAGTATAGTAAACAGTAACTAAATCCGGAACTGAACTTGAGCTGCTTCTGTATGTCGGGTTAACTGTGTAACCTTCGCCCAAATAAATAGGACATGAATAACTTTTTGTAATCGGAAAAATCACATCAACGCCCAAAGTCTGATTTAAATACTCATAAAATAAGTTATAATTCTCTTGTAAGTATCTAATCATGCGAGTATTGTAAAATTCCGCCATTGATTTATACTTTTGCTCTAATAACTCCAAATCACCTCTTGATGGCGTATTGCTTTCCTCACTTGTCTTTTGTAAAAATCCCTTAGAGAATAATTGATAACCCATAACCATCGGAAGCATTGACATTGTATACCATACCAACGTATCGGTGATGTAATTGTCAATTAACCCGATTTCAGCGTTATTAAGATTATCAGCTTCTATGCCAGCTAATAGTCTGTTGTAAAGCGTAGAGCCAAGTGAAGGCTGAATATAGATATCAGCAGCCACTTTAATCATAGGTCTTAGCTGCTTACCATCAATAGCATTACTGGCTCCTGTCCTTTCCTTAAAAAGATTTTCGGTTATGAAAAGTATATTTTTACTCATTACTTACGTTTTACAAAATTTATTTTCCATTGGTGTCGGCAGTATTCTCTATGACTTCCATCTTTTAAAGTTAGCCATCCACCTCTACGATCCCATACAGAATAACCAACACGCTCACTTATTAACTCAATTTCTGAACGTGAATAAAATCTATTAAGATCTAATAAACGTCTGCAAAAATCCCTGTTCTTTTCATCTTTTGGACCTTCATAAGAATACCTAATTAAGACTTCTTCCGTTTTAGGACTTTTGCCCTCTAATTCAGATGGAGCCTTAACAACGTCACGCTCAATTATTTTATCCTGACCTACCTTTATAATAGTAGCCTTTAAAAGTTTTCTTTCAATTAACTTTTTTAAAGTTTCATCAATAGTCTTAACGTCTGTCTTTAAGGTTTTAGCCAAAACTTCGGGAGTGATTTTTTTATCCTTTCCGATTAAGTCTAAAATGTTAGCCTCTAATTGATTGATTTTTTCATCTGCAAAATATTCTCTTGCTGATTTGCTTTCGATTATTTCGTAAATATCCCTATTTTCTCCGCATGATGAAAACTCATTAATCAATCTGTCATCTTCATTCATTGAGAATTTTTGCATTTCATCTTCTGTCAAAGGGTCAGCATCTATACCCAAAAACGTATTCACGTCATCATCTGTAAAATTAAATCCATTTTTAAGCATTAACGATGCCTGCTCTTTTGTTAGTTTGCCGTTCCCGAACTGCCTAACTATTCTCATTACGTTTTGGTATTGCCTGCCTGATAAGTTACGGATAGCCTCGTTCATCTGTGCAGGTTGTTCAGTAGGCGCAGTTATTGCTTTTGCACCATCCGCAGTAACTTGATTCGCTTGTAATGGCTCACGTCCTAATATCTCACGTATCTCATTTTGCGTTAGGTTAGCACTTATAATAGCTTCGCCAAATTCAAATTTAAGCGGCTCAACTGGTTGAATTTTAAACTCACCCGGCTCACCTTTTAAGTTCCTGAATTTAGTAAATACAGATTCTAATTGATTCTGTTGATTAGAAACATAAGTATTATTGAATATTTCGTATGCATCCCTAATCTCATTTCTCGCTCCTAATTGTCCGCTTTCTTTGATTCCGAAAAGAATTGGTGAAGTAATCTGATGTGCCGTAAACACCTCAGCTTGTATAAGATTATTCACATTCGTAAAATCTTCCTTAGTCAACATTGACTGCCCTAAATCCTGAATATCAGCACTATTCTCTTTTGACTTATTAAACATTATCACAGTACGCTTTCCATCGTGTCCTGTGAACTTTTTTAATAGTTGGCGTTCAACTTCGCCTTTGTGTTCCTCTCCAATAGGATCGCCATTGTTAAGGTTTATAAGTTTTGAACCTACGAAACCTTGTTTAGCGTTACCTAAAATGTGCCGAGAAACCTCAATATCTGATTCAATATAATTTAAACCCTGATAGTATGAAGGCAAAGGATATACATCTGAACTTGGGTTATATTCTTTATAGTAGAATATCTGACTTCCTACCGGGTTATTCACATTGAACGCCTCATAACATCTCGGCTTTTCCCTAAAATCTTTCCAGTCGTTTTTAACGTAGAATTTAGTCAAATCCTTAGACACCCTTACTTTATGGAACTCTATGTGATAAATCTCTGAAACTTGCTTTAAACGATTCCAAATGACCTGCAAATAGTATCCTCTGTATAGTTCATCATCCTTTACGCACTTTCTTAAAATATCGTTCCATGTTTCTGCACCATTCGCTTGACCCGCAACCTCAAAACCTTTACCATAAATGTATGTAGTTTTTCCTTTGACTATTGAACCATGTTTAGGACTTTCATTATAAAGCGAAAGCAAATACTCCGGGTAATCATTTTCCGCTCCGAACTCTACATAACCCTTACCTTTCTTTTCTTCAAACTTAGGTTTTTGAGCGGTGTCAAATTGTAAAACTATGTGCCTATAATTATTTTCCATAAGTTATAAAAGTATTGCTTTGATCATTGTATTTAATCGGCTCAAATCCTGTTGCCGGAAGTAAAACCATGTACCCCTCCTCAACTTTATTTTTCCCTGTTGTACTCGTTCCGCTTGAAGATGATTGCTCATAAACTTCATATTTCCAAAATCCATTCTCACTGTTCGCAAACTGCGAATTAATCGCCAAACTAAATGAATCAACTCTTTGCGTTGTGCTTATATTAGTCACAACAAATTTAACTATTTCATTTGTAACTCGGTGAGTAAACACAAATAAAAAATAAGGATTAGTCAGCAAGCATTTCTCTGTGCCGGTAAACCTTATCGTTTGTGTTTGTCCCTTTGTTAAAGTAATCATTTTACAAAAAAACCCCACCCAATAGGGCAGGGCTATTCATTTAATCAATGAAAAAATATTATCCTGCAGTTTCCAAAGTAGCAGCAATGTTTGCAGGCACTACAAGGAAATCTTCACGCTCAACAGATGTCAAAGTCAGCATCGCTCCGTTTCTATCTCCTGCAGCAGTTCCACTTCCACTCTCAGCAGTATCAACAAACAAACCGAACTCTTTACCATAAAGGCGGAAAGTTCCGTCCATTTCTTTTGTTACTACAGTTAGGCGATTTTTAGCCAACGTGCTGATAAGGTTTCTAACAGTAGCAGTTCTGCTATTGATAGGAAACATAACCTGATGAGTGTAAAAAATAGTTCCGTTCTCTTGACTACCAGTTAAGTTAGTAGAAGCAACCGCAGTTTGACGTGGCACCTCTATTTTGTAAAATCTTTTACCTGAATTTTTTGTAAGGGCAGTTACAGTACCTGAAGATTCGATAACACGAGTGTTACCGGAAGCATCGTAAAGGGCAGAGTTTTCAATTACGTAAACAACCTCAACGCCACCTACTGACTCTCTACAATCTATTGCGTAACCGCTTGATAAAGCACAAGGCATAAATTTATTTTTTAAATAGTGAAGGAGCGGCAGTATTTAAACTACCGCCCCGATTAATTAGATAAGCGCTTTGAAAGCAACACACTCACTTGGAAATGCTACGTTAACGCCCATTTTAAATTCTACTCTGTAGCGTACATCGTTATTATCTTCGCTGTACCACATTTTGTAAGAACCTTCTTCGTCAACCAAATCAACCGCAAGAGCGATGTTTGAAAGAGAGATAGCGTAAGCATCACCAGTTCCGTTCAAACCATTCACGCTAACGATTTCAATGTTTGTACCGGGAAGTATGAATGAACCTGCTTGACTATCTTGTGGATTGTAAGCAAACAAATTCTCTGCTCTATAAGCCAATATCAACAAGCGATACCAGTCGTTACCTACGAAGATTTTTACATCTCCTTTGTTGATTATTGAAACTGGGATAGCTTTGTAAACACCTTCAGTTGCAGCGATTACGTTTCCTGCATTTACAGTAGTGATAACACCACCACTAACAAAACCAGAAACGTTTGCAAGCACTGGAGAACCTGCATCTATGAGCTTAATGAGGCCATCAAATTTATTTAGATTAGCTGTCGCACTGCCCGTATCGCCATTCCATAGCGCAGTCTCTAATTGAGCAGCGATTCTTTTGTTTTTCTTATCAAGGTAAGCAGCTTGAAATTCAGCATTGCCGAAGTCCTCTGTGGTGGAACCAGCCTTCATCGCCTCTTGGAGGAAGTACGATTCGAGGTCCTTAGCACATATGCGCTCTTCAACTTTAATTTTACCTACAGTTACAGTACGCTGACTGAAGGTTGTAGTTCCTGAAGGATCAAAAGAGCAAGACTGAGTACCAAATACTGCATCAGTGTCCATTAAAGGAATAGCCACCGCAGATTTAGCGTTAGGGATAACGATACCGCCATCCTTAATTAATTGCTGAGTTTTTGCATCAAAAACCGCAGATGTCAAAAGAGGTTTTACTAACTGTTTTGTGTATGTAGATAAACCTGAAAATGCTAATGCCATGATTGTTTATTTTTAATTTTTAAGAGAATAAAATGTCGTATGATTTCTTTTTTTCTTCTTTGAAGTTGTTAACTACTTGAGCAGCAGGATCAACTACACCTGTAGGAGCTTCGCTCAATTCTTTTGTAAGATTAATCAACCCTTCAATGATAGTTGTTGCCTTAGAAAGTTTAGCCTCATAATCAGCAAAACGTGTTTCGTAAGAAGCAAATTTCGCTTCATAACTTGAAAACTTCTCGTTTGTAACTGATTCAAAAGCAGAGAATTTAGCTCCCATGTCTTCAACCGCAGGGGCTTCAGGAGCTACCGGAGCTTGTTCAGGTGCTTCAATTTCAGTAATTGCACCATTTTCGCCTACATAAATTTTAGTACCATCGCTCAATTCGTGCTCTCCAACCGGAGCGGGAACGCCATTAATTGTAACGATTCCACCAACTGCCAATTCGGTAATCTGAATAGCCGTACCATCTTTCAAAGTTGCATCCATCAAAGCAACTGGCTCAGCAGGTTTGCCGACCAATTCATTGAATGTCAATTTTAATTTTTCGATAATTTCTTTAGCTTGCATAACTTTCGTATGAGTTTCTATATTATAATATGTGAGAATTAGTCAATTAGTTCATTTAACAGTTGAGAAATTTTTTTGAGCGCTTCTTCTTCCTTAGTCATTGGTTCATCATAACTGAACAAACCTTCTACCGAAAAGCCTCTCAATTCTCCCTTTTTTACCGCATCCCATACATCAGGATTCTCAACATAAAAACTACCAAACCATGATCCATCAGGAACATCGCTAAACTGTTCCATCGGCAAAATGCCTCTTTTCTTATCCACTATGAAGGATTCAAACATAGTAACCCCTTCAACTTGTTTATTCGGGTCGTGCATTAAATTCACATTCATTTGATACTTCTTTTTTGAAAACTTAATGGCTATTTGCTTAATAGTTTCAGCACTAAATTTTACATAATGCTCACCCATTTTATCATTGTTTCTGTAAATAAGTTGGTCAGCCACCATAAGTGGGCCTGATACGATTCTCTGCTCTTCGTTTACAATTTGAAAGGTTTGCTTTCTATCAATCTGCTCAAGTTTTCTTTTCGCCCATTCTATGCCGGCATCGCCACCCCATGCAAGCCACATTAAACGCCCGCATCCATCGCCTAATTCTTTTTGAGAATTTTCTCTATGTCTTTCAAATGCGGACATGCGTGCAATCGTTTCTCGGCTTATGCCCTCACCGTTTGCTAATTGGTTTGCTCTTATTTTTCCTACCGGAGTGCCACATTCACCCCATCCATTTTCCTCTGCCCATCTCAAAGCTATCTTTGCGTTTTCGCTTGCCTCTTTTGGATAGTCATTATAAGATTCAGCAAATTTAGCAAAGTGATTATCCCATATTGAATAACAAATGGCAGTGGCTTGTTCTTGGTCTTTGCCTTCACTAACTACATACGATATACAACGTGGAATAAATTCTGTTTCATGTTCTCCTTTGCTCGGCTCTATAAATTCATTTCTGAACATTAAAAAGTCTTTCTGTATGGCAGGCTCATCAACGAGCGCAATGTAACTTACCTCGCTATCATCCTTTAAAGATTCATTAATTTTTAATTCGTAAATTGGTAACTGTTTCATAATTTTATTTTTTAATTTATACGTGCTGCTCTGTTTATGCGTTTTATTCTTTCCTGACTTCCGCTTACATCAGATTCTAAAACAAATGCCCTGCTTGTTGCAGATGCTAACTGATTAACTTGTCCTTGATTTAATAATGTGCTTTGTGTTTGTGGTGTTAATGGAGCGTTGATTTGTGGCAAAGATGGAGGAGTTCCACCACCTCCACCGCCTCCCGGAACTTTAGTCGCTAATATTGATTTAACTGATTTAATACCACTCGCAACAATAGCCGCCACATTTACAATTTTACTGATAGTTGCAACAGGTTCGGGTAAAGCTGTTTTTGCTCTTAATACTTCGGTGGCACCTAACCATGTGTTAATAGTAGCCTGTGCAACTGCTAATCCTTTACCTACCGCAGTTTCCTTTCCTATAATTTCAGAAAGCTGCCCCATTGCATCTCCTATGGCTTTTGTAGTAGCAATTTTTTGAGCTGCCTCATCTTGAGCTATTTTTATTCTTGCATCTGCATTTTGTTTTTCGTATTCTGTTTTTGCCGCTTCGCTTTCAAATACTATTGTATTTATTGCATCTTCTCTTTCTTTTACGGCTTGCAATCTTTCATCAAAAGTTAAATCCTGATTGTTTGCTCTTTGCAAATCCAATGCCGCCTCGTCTGTTAATTGTTTTTGTTTTTTAGCCTTATCTTCTTCAAGTTGTTTATCAGCTTTGTCTTTATCTTCAGCAGCAAATTTATCTTTCATTTGCTGAAGATTGATCATGTATTGTCTTTCTAATAAGGCTATTGATTCAGCCTTTTCGCTTGCAGTTGCCTTACCATTTTCAATGTCTTTTTTTGCAGCCTCTAAATCCATTTCCAATTTAACCTCTGCACGTTTCCTTTCATTTGTTATTAACGAAAGCGTAATATCATCTTGTAATTTCTTTTGTAATTCATTCTGCGCAGCATTTGCATCTTTTGTCTGTTGTTTTTCTCTTTCAATTTCTGCACTTCTATCTGTCTGCCTTTTTTTTGCAGCATCATCAGATTTCTTTCCAGCGTCTTTATTTGATTTCTCTAAACTTTTATTTTTTTCTATTTGAAAATCAGTAGCAATATTTGCAGACTTACTTAAATTTTCAATTTCTTCGAGATTTTTTTTAGCTTGCTCTTGTAGGCTATTGCTTATTTGAGTATTGCTTTTTTGTATATCTAAAACATTTTTATCGACTTCACCTTTTAGTTTAGCCGTATTCGCACCGGTTATAAATATTTTATCAAGGTTTTCAATATCCTTTTTTGTTTGTTCACCTCTTGCAGCCTCTTCAGCACTTTTTGCAGCATACTCAGCAGACTTAGCAAATAAAGCATTTGCCTGCGCTTTTAATCCTTGTATTTTAATGTACGTTTGAGCCTTATCAGTAAATAATTTCTCAGCTTTATTTAAATCATTTGTTTTGCCAAATGAATCTCCTAATGTATCGTTATAAGTTTTTAGCGCTTGCTCTTTTGTTATAACTCCTTTTTTGGCTAATTCAAATGCATTACTTACCTTGTTTGTTTCTGCAATGGCATTTTTTGTACCATCTGTATAAGCCTCTAAACTTTTATTTAATTCATCTTGTGCAACTTTTGCAGCACTTGCCTTACCAAAAAGATCATCCCATTTTGAAATCAATAACGCAACCGCAGCAATCAATAAACCAATTCCAGTAGCAAGCGTAGCGGCGCTCATTTTTCTGAATGTGTCCATAACAACTACACCCAACTGTTTGAATGAATCCTTTGCCGCAGTAATCGCATTCAATCCCTGAGTTAATGCCATTGCCCCTTGTACCTTAGTAAGTACTTTTTGCAAGTCTTCAGACTCTGCACCAAATAAAGCCTGAGCGCCTTGTAAGGCAGCAAACCCACCAACAACACCCTGCAATGCAGAGCCAAATGCTTGAAATTTTGCATCAGGATTAAACGCATCCGTTAATGACTTAGCATCTCCTATTCTATCTTTTAATTCAGCGGCTTTCTTTGCAGCCTCAGCAGCTTGGGTGGATGTTTCCCCAAATTTCTCAGACATTCTTACAACCTCAGCCTGTGCCTCTCTTAATTGCTGTTTAATGCTTTTAACCGAATTACTCGCCTGACTTCCGTCTGCCGTTAATTTTAATGCTACTTCTGTTGCCATGTTAATATGTTGTATAAATTACTCGTAATAAATCTACTTTACTTAATTCACCTTCGCTATAATCGTAAACCTTAATCAATCGATATAAAACCCCATCAACCCAAATAAACTTACCAAAGTCCAAATTAAAAATATCCTTTTCGGTTAGCTTAAACTTTGCAGTTAATAACCTTGAATCCTTATCGGTTATCTCTGCCATGTAACTTGAATAATAAGCGTTGAACATATTATTACTCAAAGCACCTGTTGCCAGTGTAAAATAAAGTTCATTTGTAGCGCCGAAATTTAAATCTGCATTTGGGGCATCCGGATCGTCTAAATGTCCTGCATATCCATAAGATGTTAAATTGCTACCGCCACTAATAGGCGCAGGCGTTTGTTCACCATAAGGCAATCCAATGTCTAATATATCCCAGTTAACGCCAACATCAATTTTTTTGGCTTGCAATATTCTTATATTAGATGCAACCTTTTCCTCTTTGTCTGTTGTTGTGCCATCCCATTTGAAAATAGCAGATACCACTTTTTGCTGCTCTTCATAACCTACCAACGGCGTGGCTGAAAATATAACCTCATTGCTCGAAGTTTCTTTTGCAAATTCTAATTGATTATCAAACTTCCTATCTCCATACCCTTCGTTATATTTCTTTTTATACTTCTCATTATAATAATCTGAATCTGATTTGTATTTAAACTCATAATACCTTGCATTGATTTCAGACATCGGCTTTATTCTTATTGGCTCTGACCTGTCTAATTTGTCTGACCAGTCTAAATAAGTTGAACTATCCAAATCATAAAAATCAACCCAAGGCTCAATGATTAAATGATTTTCTTTGTACTTATCCTCCGTAACCATAAGGTTAAACATTTTAAGAATAGACGCAAAAAAATCCTTTTGAAGTATATTGTACGGCAAAGTATTATTAACGTTAATCGTATTGTTTAATGTATATTCAACAAACCCGGCAGGCTCTTTGCTAATCTTAATAGTCGAATTGGCTAAAACCTTAAAAACGGTTGTATTTGTTTTTGGATCGTTAATTGTTATTTTAATAAATAACTTATCATTTGTTTTTAACTCTACAATATTTGATAGTATGTATTCCCCAATTTGATCACGTTTAGGAATGAAACTTGCAATAACATTATTTACACCAAGACTTTGCTGAATGATATAAACAACTACCGAGCTATTATATTGTGTATTATCATATTTTATTAATGATTGTATTTTTATTTTTGTACCTGAGCCAGTGTAAGTATAAACACCACCGGACTTAGTAAATTCACTAAGTGCGCCAACATCCTGAAAAACTTGTGTAAATTCTTTTATACCTCCAGTATTTGTATAAGTATCTGTACTATCATTATTGCCATTTACGAAATCAGTTACATCCTTTTTTAAAAATCCATTATCGTTATTCGGTACAATTAATCTCTTAAAAAAGTTAGTATTAAAAAAATTACTTTCCCATGTAAAACCAGCCTGACTAATTATTTTGTCCATGTACTCACGTACAAAAAAAGCAGGGCGTAATGTTTTATAATGATAATCGTTTTTATTTTCAGATGCTAATCCATAATCAATTAAAGGATAAAAATATCCCGATCCCATTTTACTTACATCTATTGTACAAGGTGATGAAAGCTCTGTTACTACATTTTCTTTCACTGTTATTTCTGTTTCAACACCTAAATAACCATTGTAAACCCTTGAAGATATAACTGTATAATTTCCATCATTCGAAGCGCTACCATTAACTGTTATCGTATCGCCTTGTATTAATGGAATGTTTGCAAGTGTGCAATAAATTTTTTTTGTTGATGCTACAAACGAACTCAATAAAGGCGAATAAGTGTCAACTAAATCCCAACTATTTTTTATATTCGTTGCATTGTACACATGATCATGCTCACTAAAATCTAATTCCTGTAATCTTTTATTCCCTAACTTGGCAACAAACCCGCCTAACTCACCAAACAAAGCAATCTCATATTCTATATTCTCACCGTCGATTATTATTTCCATTAATCTCATCGCACCCTTTAAAATGATAAGTCCGTTAATTTCAACTAATACATTTGCAGACTTAGCAGCATTGAAATTATAACCTACATTTGGAGCGAAGTCATCTGTAAAATTAGCATTGCCAAACTCAAAGATATTACCGAGTAGTTTATTATTCTTAGCCGTACCCGGTAAAACAATCGTTTTACTGAACGCAGTTGATTTGCTATCAATGTTGTTGATGTCATCAACGGCATAGGTTATCTGATGAGTAAACCCTTCGTTAACATCTAATTCCTGACCTTCAATAAATAATCTTATCATCGTCTGTAGCCGTAGCGTTTTTGGTTAACATCAATATTTACATTCAATACTTTTAACTTATTCGTATTATAAGTTGAGTATTCGTAGTTCGTGTCCTTAATAGTTACCGGATAATAATTACCATCCAATTCCATGTATATTAAAGGGCTTGCTATTAATTCAGCCAGCCATTGATATTCTGCATCTGTAGGATAGTCCATAGTTAGATTGTACGACCACATCGCCGTACTCCCGTAATTAATCTTAGATTCATAATAAACATTCTTTGCATTATAATAATCAACAGATGAACTACCAAAACGATAATCTTGTTTCTCAAATGCTTTTCTCTGTATGTCCATTGTCAGTTTACTTGCTAATTTAAACCTTGCAGTATCAAAAACACCGCAGGCATTCATGAAGTGTAAATTAATTGGCGTGTAAATAGGTGAACAATCTAAATATACTTTGAATTTACTTAGATTATTGTTTAAATCTGTGATTGTATAATAAGCAACGTTTGAATCTATTAAGCCGCTAAATTCATTATTAATAGCCGAAGGGCTTATGTCTAATTGCTGAATGCCATTAACGCCAACGCCTATATCCTCTGAATCAATTAATGAATTATTATACCCATAAGTTTCAACTAATAAATCTAAAATGCCAGTCGTTTTAATTCCAATCATTAATTTTTCTGTCAAAGTTAATTTAGCATAATTCGGTCTATTCGTTAACCATTTATTGTTGTATTGAGTAAAGTCTAATTTTCTGCGTTTAAATAATGATGGAACGTAATTAAATGCCTTTACATTTCCACTTGCCATATTCGTAGTCATAACTCCGCTCACATCCTCACCCACTCTTATAGAATAAGTCAAAGCAACCTCACCGGATTGCGAAGGCGTTGCTAATAATACACCGCCATTATCAGGTACAAACCATTCATAAGTGACTTCATTTCTAACTATCGGCGAAGCATCAAAATAACCTTTTCCGTTTGTAGGATCAGGGAATACCTTTACTCTGACTAATTGCTCACTTCCTTTATAGACATCAAAAATATATTTCATGTCCGTACTGCCTGAATTATCTGAACTGGCTATGTGCCACAGATTATCTTGCAATGAAGGCTCACCGGATGGACTTATTAAATTACTTATCATTTTATTTACTTGAAAATGTTACTGTTATATCTTTACCAAACGCCTCTGCCATAACCTCACCAATATCTCCGAATACTTCTTTTACCGCATCATCAAACCACCTTTTCGCTCTTATACCTTTTTTCTTTATTCCGAATATTGCATTTTTAACCTGAAAATCAATCAATGCTTTCCCACCTCTGCGACTAAATTTTTTTTCCAATTCTTTGTATGCCGGCGAAAATGTTGTCACTTTCTTTTGTCCACTTCTAACCCACTCCTCAACTGACTTTGCACCTTCGGCATTCATGCCCTTTGTTTTAAACTGATAAGGACTATTTGGAGCCTTACTTGAATCAGCCCATCCCTTAACACCCTTATTCGTATAGTCGTAATAATCAGCCATTTTTATTGTCATGGTGATCTTACTACCTTGCTTTTCAATTATCGGTTGACTAATAGAATCTTCCAAAGCACCGCTTGCAGTTACTCCACGTTGATTTAATAGTTCAATACACTTAACCCTGAAATCCCTTCCCAGTTTTTCTATTAAATTTTCAGCTTCAACCGGTACGAACTCTTTACTTCCTATATCCTCCAATAATACGTTTTTGTTGCTCGGCATCTAATTTTCTTTTTACTTTTAAGTAAGTTAAATCATTTAAAAACTGTAAAACAGGCATCGCCCAAACGCTATCTAAACTGATATTTTCAAATTCTGATACCATTTTGGCTGAATAGATCCAACCATAGTTTCTGTCAAATTCTGAACTATCTGATTCGCCTCCTCTTTCTTCTCCTTCGGTAATTCCAAAGAGTGCAGTAAAGTTTTTATTGACTGCGTGAAAAGAGCGCAAAAAAAAACAGAGGCATGGTACGCTATATTAAAGTCAAGATGTAGCATATCTTCAGCTATTTGCTCATGATCCGTTGCGTCATATTCTTTCATTTTAAATCCTTTCCATGTCAGCTTCATAGGATTTGCCATCGATGCCAATATCTTATGCATGTTGCCGATTATGTCATTTGAGAACGTGGCAACCTCTACATATCTTCCGGCATTCATTGGCTTTTTGGTTATCTCGTAGTTAAGAAAATACCACCTGCCATTAACCTTAATTATTTGTTTTGGATTGCCCTTAGTTAATTCTTTGCTGAACAAATCAAAAGACTTATTGATATGATTGCAAACCTTATTGAATTTTTTAACATTCATTGTTTCAACTTCGAACTGGCTCTTATCCAATAGGGTTTGGACTAATAGTATTGATTTATCTAATTCGTCCATCTCCATTTGACTGATTGCATACAGTTGCTGAAATTTTAAAATGGTAATCTTCATACTATAATATGTGGTTTTTAGTGATGTCGGTTTGTGAGAAAGTAAAAAAACTGTAAAAAAAGTTTAAATAAATCGGTAAACCCCCGATGTTTTATGTTCGTTTCTACATTTTACGGCAAGTGCTAAGGCGTTCACGCAGTCATCATGATACCCGGAAGGCGCATTGTATCTCACCCCTGTTGATGTATAAACATACTCAAAGGTTTCTAATTCGTTGACTATCGTACCATCGGGAAAGAATATCTGTCTGTTTTGAATTTCTGATGCAAGCAATTCCATTAACTGCTGCTTAGATTGGCTTGTGTATTTAAACCCATGCATACGCTGAAATGACCTTTGTAGATCTTCGGTAATGGCATCACCAACCCCGGTACTATCTATCATTACAGGTCTGCTTTTATCAATGGTTAGTATTTCATTCTTTGTCTGCATCCAATCTTTCTGAAAGCGATTATAATACGATACCTGACCGTTTATGTCAAGTCCGACTATGACGGTCCAGTCAAATGACTTCGCTAAATCAATCCCATAGTACATCGGTTGTAAAGTAGATATTGGGCGTATGCATTCTTTGATATGCTGACTGCCGAAAGGATTAGCAGCGTTTTCCATTGGATTCGCCATGTACTCCTGCTCAAAGACCGCTTCGGGTAATTGTCGGCGTGCATCATCTATCTCATTAGGATCAATGTATGGATTATCGTATGTTGTGAATTTAAACGATTCCCAGTCTGTTTCACGTGAAATGCCTTTATTAAAAATCTTATAAAAGAAATTTTTACCTTTTGGAGTTGAAAGGAATAAAGCTCTACCTTGATAATCTGTTAAGGTAGGTCTGATTGAATTTAGCCACCCATCTTCAAGATTAGGAATGAATGACGCCTCATCTATTACGACAAGGTGAAATTTGCGACCTCTTAAATTATCTAATCGTTCACCGGTGAAAAACTCAACGCTGCCTTCGTTTGGAAATCTTATTATTAAATCAGACTTGTTATTCTCGAATGGAACTGATAAAATTAGTTTCTCAAAGAATGTTTTGGCTAATTTGTATGTAGGAGTAATATAGGCAACGGCTTTGCCTAACATGGCATTTTTAATAATTTCAATTTGACTTACTTCAGACTTTCCAAATCTACGGCCACAGCATACGACTCTAAACCTTGCCTGACTGTCAAGGATTCTTTTTTGGTTAATGTGTGGTTTAGATAGTTCAATTCTCATTTAGTTCTTCTGCTGATTCCGCTCCGTCGGATGGATTCCAGTTCATAATATAGCTTTACTTTTATTATTTAAAGTCAGTTTATAATCTGTCTTATTTAGGCACTATCAGTTCTAATTTGTCCAGTTTTTTAAACTACATAGACAGCTTGTCCATCTATGTGCCTATGTTTACGAAACGTGAACAGGTTACAATTTGTAACGCTTTGCACAAAGTATTGTTTTTCAGCACCTTTCGCAAATTATACCTTATCGGATATAATTACACTTATTTCGGTATATTTATACCCTTTAGAGTATAGTTTTACCTTCAACAAATACAACCTCAATTTTACCGCTATTTTCTACTGTTGCTGATTCTTTCGGTTTTCCGATAGCCCGGCTGATTATGGTTTCTAAATTCCATAAACTGCCTTTTTCATAATCTCTCAATAATGCCTTTGCCACCATTCTCTCTAATAAAGTGCATTCCTCATTCTCTGTAATGGATTGTATTTCTGTCTTTGTGAGTGCTGCTATGTTCATCAGCGTGTCTGCTATCTCTCTATTGTTGTAACCTAATTCAGATATTTTTGATATGAGTTTGCGTGGCGCACCGGATGTATTACGCTTCGGGTCAAAGCCCTTTTTAAATGGAGTAAGATTATTTAAACTATTCTTATTCACAGTTATATCACAGATAATTTATTTTTGTAATGCTCACAAAGTTTATCCATCTCTCCGATATAATATGTTGTAAAATCTTTATATCCTTTATTGTCTTGTTCAAAGTTTCTGTAAAGTATTGCTCTTAATCTTTGAGCAGGCGTCTTGACATTTTCAAAGTCTGTCTTTAAACTTTCTATCGTATCCGATTCATCTTTTGTAAACGGCTCGGGCTTAATTCCTATGTAGCAAAGTTGTTGATTAAGTTTAAATACGTCTGTAAGC